TTCTGATCGCAAGCGACTGCGCCGCACGCGGCAAATACTTGGAGGCCGGCAAGGTCTACGAGCTGGACACGGACGTGGCGCAGCAGCTGATCCGCATGGGTCGCGCTGTTGAGGCGCCGGCCGAGGAGCCCAAGCCGCGCACCCGCAAGGCCAAGGCGGAGGCCGCCAATGGCGCTGACTGAAGACCTGGCGGTGTTCCTTGATGACTTTGGCGTCAGCTGCACAGCTGGCGCTGTTACTGCGCTGGGCATTCTCGACATGCCGACGCAGGTACTTGCCGGCGACATGGTGCTAAGCAGCGACTACACCCTGACCGCCCGGTTTGCAGACTTTGGTGGGCTGTTCTACGGCGACAGCATCACGGTGGCCGGCGTGATCTACCAGGTGCGCGAGGTGCGTCAGCTGGACGATGGCGCCTTCTGCGAGATCGGCCTGATGCGCCTGTCGCCTGGTCAGACGGCACCTGGTGGTCAGCCGCGTGAATGGAGCCTGGATGACCTGGCTGATGTGAACATCAGCAACGCTCAGCAGGGCGACATGCTGATCAACGATGGCACCAACTGGGTGGATACCAATACCATTGATGGAGGAGGCGCGAGCTGATGGCCACGACCCGGCAACGGATCCAGCTGCGACGGGATACGGCGGCCAACTGGACCGCTGCCAACCCTGTGCTGCTGGCCGGTGAGGCGGGCTATGAGACGGACACCGGCGCGTTCAAGATCGGCAATGGCAGCACAGCGTGGTCGGCGTTGGCTTATGCCAGTGGCAACCGTCTGCAGGATTTGACGGACGTTGCAGTGGGCGGTCGAGTTGACGGCAGCCTGCTGATCTACGAGGCAGCGACTGCAAAGTTTGTTGCCAACGACATCAACACTAAAATCACACTGACGGACGGGGGCAACTTCTAAGCCATGGCCAACACCCTACGCATCAAGCGCCGGACAAGCGGCGGCACCGGAGCCCCCTCCAGCCTGGCGAACGCAGAACTCGCCTACAACGAGGTCGATGACGTTCTCTACTACGGCAAGGGCACCGGCGGCGTAGGGGGCAGCGCCACCACGATCCCGGCGATTGCTGGCCCCGGCGCCTTCCTGACGCTGAGCACCACGCAGACGGTCAGCGGCAACAAGACGTTCACCGGCAGCGTTGATCTGACCGGCTCAAACGCCACCGCTGCCACGCAGACAGCCAGCGACAACAGCACCAAGGTTGCCACCACCGCCTTCGTCAAGGCGCAGAACTACATCACCGGCAACCAGTCGATCACCTTCTCCGGTGATGCCTCCGGTTCCGGCACCACCTCCGTCACCCTGACGCTGGCCAGCGTCGGCACGGCCGGCACCTATACCAAGGTGACCACCGATGCGAAGGGGCGCGTCACCGTTGGCACCACGCTGGCTGCCACCGACATCCCGACGCTGACGGCCGCCAAGATCAGCGACTTCGACACGCAGGTGCGCACCAGCCGCCTGGATCAGATGGCGGCGCCGACCGCCTCGGTGTCGCTGAACAGCCAAAAGATCACCAACCTGGCAACGCCGACCGCTGACACCGACGCGGCCACCAAGGCGTATGTGGACGCCTCCCGCAGCGGCCTCGATGTGAAGGCCAGCGTGCGGGCTGCCACCACCGCCAACATCACGCTGAGCGGCACGCAGACCGTCGATGGCGTCGCGCTGATTGCTGGCGACCGCGTGCTGGTCAAGGACCAGAGCACGGCCAGCGCCAACGGCATCTATGTGGTGGCGGCCAGCACCTGGTCCCGCTCGACCGATGCGGATACCGATGCCGAAGTCCACGCCGGCATGTTCACCTTCGTCGAGGAAGGTACGGTCAACGCCGACAGCGGCTGGGTGCTCAGCACCAACAACCCCATCGTCGTCGGCACCACCCCGCTGACCTTCGCCCAATTCTCCGGCGCAGGTCAAATCACCGCCGGCGCAGGTCTCACCAAGACCGGCAACACCATCGACGCCGTCGGCACAGCCGACCGGATCACGGTCAACGCCGACTCCATCGACATTGCCGCGACCTACGTTGGCCAGACCAGCATCACCACGCTGGGCACCATCGGCACCGGCACCTGGAACGGCACCACCATCGCGGTGGCCAACGGCGGCACCGGCGTGACCACGCTGACCGGCCTGGTGAAGGGCAACGGCACCTCGGCGTTCAGCGCGGCGGTGGCTGGAACCGATTACCACGACACCAACTCCACCATCGACGGCGGCAGCTTCTAAGCCGTTCCGCCGTCAGTCCCGCCTACATAGGCACTACAGGGAAGGCACATGCCAAACGTCATCAGGATCAAGCGATCCGCAGTCGCCAGCAAGGTGCCAGCCGTCGGCGACCTGCAGCTGGGCGAGCTGGCGGTCAACACCTTCGACGGCAAGCTCTACACCAAGAAGGACAACGGCACCGCCTCCATCGTGGAGATCGGTGCGGGCGGCAGCGGCACAGTCACCAGCGTTGCGACAGGCACCGGCCTGACGGGTGGACCGATCACAACGACCGGCACCGTCAGCCTGGCCAACACTGCCGTCACGGCCGGCAGCTACACCAACACCAACATCACGGTGGATGCGCAGGGGCGCATCACGGCGGCCAGCAACGGCACGGCCGGCGGCGTCACCTCATTCAGCGCGGGCACCACCGGCCTGACCCCGAGCACGGGCACCACCGGCGCCATCACCCTGGCCGGCACCTTGGCGGTCGCCAACGGCGGCACGGGCGTCACCACCAGCACCGGCTCCGGCAGCAACGTGCTGAGCACCAGCCCGACGCTGGTGACCCCGCTGCTGGGCACGCCCACCTCGGGCACGCTCACCAACTGCACCGGCTACACCTTCGCCAACATCGCCAGCAAGCCAACAACGCTGGCGGGCTACGGCATCACGGACGCGCCGACGACCACCGGCAGCGGCGCCTCGGGCACCTGGGGCATCAGCATCACGGGCAGCGCAGCCACGCTGACCACCGCCCGCACGATCAACGGCACCAGCTTCAACGGCTCGGCCAACATCACCACCAGCAGCTGGGGCACTGCTCGCACCCTCAGCTACACCGGCGACGCCACCGGCTCAGGGTCCGTTGATGGTTCGGCCAACGCCTCCATCGCCCTGACCCTGGCCAACAGCGGCGTCTCGGCCGGAAGCTACGGCTCGGCCACGGTGTCGCCGGTGCTGACTGTGGACGCCAAGGGGAGGATCACTGCAGCTTCGACGGCCACGATTGCCCCGGCGTTCAGCTCCATCACCAGCAAGCCCACGACCCTCAGCGGTTACGGCATCACTGATGGAGTTTCCAACGCTGCCAATGGCTGCATCACCTTGAACAACCAGACCATCAGCAGCAGCTACACCTTCACCGCCGGCCAGAACGGCGTCAGCGCAGGACCGATCACAATTTCGGCCGGTGTCACCGTAACGGTCACCTCGGGCTGCGGGTGGGCGATTGTCTAGCTCACGCAAATTCACGCCATCCTTCGTGCTTGCCTATTGCTGCGCGGTTAATCTGAACTCATGACGACACGCCGCGAGACCATCCTGGCTGCAGTCCGCACAGCGCTGACTGGCACCACGGGCGTGAGCGCGCGCATCTACCGCAGCCGGGTCGAGCCGATGTCACGGGCAGAGAGCCCGGCCATCGTGATCGAGCCGCTGCAGGATCAGGCGGCGCAGAACACCAGCCTCCCCACGCTGGACTGGAGCCTGACGGTGCGGGTCAGCGTGATCGTGCGCGGACCTGTGCCAGACCAGCAGGCCGACCCGATTGTGGAGGACCTGCACAGCAGGCTGATGGCGGATCTGACGCTGGGCGGCCGTGCAATCGACATCCAGCCGCAGGCCGTAACCTTTGAGCTGGTGGAAGCGGATCAGCCAGCTGGAGTGATCAGCTGCGACTACCTGATCCGATACCGCACCAACGTTTCTAATCTGGCAACCGGATGATGGCTACGATGGACGAGTATCAAGGCCAGGGCGGGACTTACCTCCTGGATCCCAAAACCGGCAAGCGAAAGCTCATCGAGCGCACCGAGCCGGCCACCTTCTCCGAACCCCAACAAGAGGTAACGAGCAATGCCGCTCCTGAGCCGCAAACGCCTGATCCTGGCAAAGTCTGAAGCCACCTACGGCACCGACCCCACCCCCACGGGTGCGGCCAATGCCATCCTGGTGCGCAATCTCGAGATCACTCCGCTGCAGGCCGAAACGGTCAGCCGCGATCTGATCCGCCCCTACCTCGGTGTGAGCGACCAGCTGCTCGCGCAGACCCGCGTCGAGGTGACCTTCGAGGTGGAGCTGGCCGGCTCCGGCACGGCTGGCACCGCCCCGGCTTACGGTCCGGTGCTGAAAGCCTGCGGCCTCTCCGAGACCGTGGTGGCCACCACCAGCGTGACCTACGCCCCGGTGAGCGCCAGCTTCAGCAGCTGCACCATCTACTTCCACAACGACGGCATCCGCCACAAGGTGACCGGCTGCCGTGGCACCTGGAGCGTCAGCGCGGAGGTGGGCGCCATCCCGTTCATCACGTTCACGATGACCGGGATCTACAACGCTCCGACCGACGAGGCGCTGCCCAGCCCCACCTACGCCAACCAGGCTGCCCCGCTGATCTTCAAGAACGGCAACACCAGCAACTTCTCGATCTTCAGCTACAGCGGCTGCCTGCAGTCGCTGAACCTCGACCTGGCGAACGAGATCGTCTACCGCGAGCTGGTGGGCTGCACCAAGGAGGTGATCATCACCAACCGCGCCCCCAGCGGCACCGTGGTGATCGAGGCGCCCAGCATCGCCACCAAGGACTTCTTCGCCATTGCCAACGGTTCCAGCACTGGCAGCATCAGCTTCCAGCACGGTTCCACAGCTGGCAACATCGTGACGTTCACCACCGCTCAGTCCGACATCGGCAGCCCGACCTACTCTGACCAGGACGGGATCCAGATGCTGAACTTGCCTTACCTGGCCATTCCGACCAGCGCAGGCAACGACGAACTGGCGCTTGCCTTCACCTGATCAAGGAGCCTCCTGCATGGCGTTTGTCCTCAAGCAGTCCGACACCTACGTCTGGCCGGTCACCGTCGAGATCCCCATCGACGGCGGCCGGTTCGACCGGCAAACATTCGACGCCGAGTTCAAGCGCCTGCCGCAGGCTCGCAACAACGAGATCATCGCGGCGGCCAGGGCTGAAACCACCACCGACCTAGAGGTGGCTGATGAAGTTCTGGCTGGCTGGAAAGGCATCACCGACGACGCCGGCAAGGACGTTCCCTACAGCGCGACCGCCAAGGCGCAGCTGCTGGACGTGC